CTCTGAGGCATTAATACCTTTAGAAGTATTAGTACCTTGCCTAAATGTATCTGAGTTACGTAATTGATAAGGTGTATCTGCTAGCAAATACAAACATTTCTTACGTTCAAAGTATGTGAACAGTCCTGGTAAATTCTGCTCATACATTCCTGTAGCGTTGTAATATAATAATAATTTTCTACAAATCTCATAAAAATCGTTAGGGTCATCTGTACGTCCTGTATATTCCGCAACAATTTGTCTAGTAAATCTATTCATTACTACTATAGAAGGAAGCGAGCTTGTAGTAGCTCTAGCTTTATCTACGACATCCATTCCTGCTATATAAGTACCTCTAGGAACAACACCTTCTTCATTCTTTTGTGGTTTTACCCATACTTCTACACAACCTTCTTTAGCATCGTTTTTCTTTAAAGGAAAATTTCTTATAGGTTTAATATCTTGTATTGTAGAAAAATCTACTTTACCTTCTTCATCAAAAATTAATTCTCCTTTAAAAGAACTGTCTACATATTTTTGACATTCTCCTCCTTCTACTTCTGCTAAATGATTTTTTAAATATAGTGTAGGAAAATATGCGCCTTCTACAACTAAGAATGCTTCAGAAGGAATAATAGGTCCGTTAATAATTTCACCTTGATATATAGAAGGATCGTCTGATTTCTTAGCTTCATCTCTTCTATGTTTAATATATAGATTAGCTCGTTTATCGTCTGTAATATAATTAGGTTTGTCTTTAAACTCATTAAGAGTTTTAGTATAAGGAACAAAGTATCCTATATCTCCTCTGTTTTCAAATACGTCTTCAAATACTAAGCAATTATAATCTTGTGGATTACGGAAAATAGATTCTGCATATAAAGCAGCTCTACCTGCTACCAGACCACCAGTACCTAAGGCCCAAATAACTAGATTCTTTTTCTGCTTAGATTGTTGTGTTGCTTCTATAGCTGCCCAAGATTCTTTTATATTATACATAAAACCAATCTCATCCATAGCAACTAGGTTAGGTCTAGTACCATTGGCTGCTAATGGATTATCTTTAAAGGTTCTATGTCGTAACAAAGATCCTGTTTTTGATTGATATTCTTTATTGGCAGCAAGTGATCCTGTATGCGATACCAATAGTGGAGAAGGATGTTTCTTTTCTAAAGAAAGTTTATATCCTCCAGGCAACATCTCTAAAGCGTGTAATACTTTTTTAATTAACGGTCCTGTATATTTAGTGTCAATAGCTCCTACTATTGTATCCGAGGCAATATAATTTTTTTCTTTTTTACGTTCTAAATATACATCATAATCTGTAGCTCCATCAAATAAATAATTATGATTTATTAAACCTGATGTTCCATAAGACTTTCCTCCTCCACGAGATTGAATACTTATTAAATGCCTAGCCTCATTTTTATAAAGAGGTTTACCTAAATCTTTTCCGTGATTAAGTCTTAGGTATTCTCTAGCATTTACATATACTTTTTTGTTTACTTCTTTTTGTGTAATACGTCCTAACAAGATAGCTAAATCTTTTTCAGGACCGTATTTTCTATCACAAGTATACTTTAAATCTTTTGAAAAACCTGAGAATCCTCTACATTCTTCATAAATATAAAACATTTCCCAGTCTAGATCTCTTAACCAAGGAAGTCCTGAAGCTTGTGCAACAGAACTATCATCTTCAAATAATATGTTATGGAAATTTACATAGTAGTATAATGGCCCAGGCATCCATTTACCAGAGACCCAATATCCTTCGATACATCTACGTTTCTGTGTTTGCCAATAAGATAGACGTTCGTAATATTCTAACTCAGGGTGTAGGTTAGGTACTTTTCCTGTAAGAAAGTTAGAATTGTTTATTATCATTATAATGCGTCTTCGTCTGAGAGTGATAGTGTTTTAGCTCCTTTTCTGTGAACCTTTTCTTCTTCAAAGGTAGCTTTAATTTTATTATAGTCATCAAACATTTTAGGAGTAGCTGCTAACATAGCGTCTACATCTTTTAAAGCTTTAGTATCTAACATAGCTGTGCCTCCTTGAAGTAGTTCTTGGTATAACTCTTTAATAGCATGATCTCTCATCTTAATAGTTTCGTTCCAAGAAGTTAAAGCTCTTTCAGCATCTGATAAAGCAGTATCTCTATAAGAATCTACAATAGGAGAAAGATTTTTCCAATTAATTTTAATATTCTTTAAAAATGTCTTAGACATTTCTTCATACTTATTAGGCCTATTATAAAATTTAGATTCAGGTTGCTCACACATTTGTATAGCCCACATAATCCTAGACGATTCTTTTTTATCTTTAGATTTATCTTTTTTATAAAAATCATCTAAATCTGTAGCAAATCTCATCTCAGGGTGAGTTGTCCAAAAACTAGTTTCAAATATACTAATGTCCATTCTTTTTCTTTTCTAAATATTTATTAGCGTAAGCTATCTTGTTTAAGTTAGGAATAAATTTTCCAAAATTATCTATATGAATAGTTTTAAATCTATCTGCTACATACAACCCGTCTTCCATTTTATCTTCTTCTGAAATAGTAGTAACTATTTTATCTACGAACAGACTGAAAATTTCTTCAGCCTGTCCTATAGATATATTGTGTTTTTTAGCTAGGTCGTTAATTATTGTCTTCTGTTTCTTTGCCATTTACAGAATAGTGATATCTCCATCAGAGTAGTTGCTTCCTATTACAGTATCAGTTCCATTAGAAGGAGGAGCTAGTTTACGAGGTGCTGTCTTCCCCGATTTTTTAAGTTCCTCCTTTTTAATGGGCTCCTCAATAGGAATTACTTTATCTTCCTTTTCAGGAGTTCTGTGAAGTGGTTGTTTACTCATACTCATTTTAATTTGTATTTCCAAACCATCTGAGTCAGGTTTAAATAACAAACCAGAATTTAATATTCCTTCTGAGCTCAATACAGGACTACCCATGTATTGTATTTTTTTAAGTCTAGAAATTAAACCATTATATTGTTTTTCTTCTATTTCTAGTTTTTCTCTAACTTCCTTGCGCATATCAGTACTAAGAACAAACTTAGCTCTTTTATCTACAGGCAATGCTGCGTACTCATGATTCAACACAATCAGTTCCGCAATCACATCTCTTTCTTGAGGAGTAGCTCCCATAAGAAAGTTCAT